CATTTTCGTTCGGCTTGCTTACCTCCTAATTATAGCCCCTGTTGCGGGGGAGCAAGGGGACGGAAAACCGTACCGGCCACAGGCTGAGTAACCTTAAAGTTATGGTAAATCATCTGAATAGCAAGTTCCATTCGTTGCCGACCAACAGGGTTGGCGGAATGCACAATCATGATTGGAGGTACAAAAGGGTTCTCAGTGCAAAAATCTTGAGAGAAGATTTTCTCTTCCACCCACAGGCAAACGTCGTATCCAGTTCCTGCTTCTTCCGGCCCAAGGTCGTGGTCAAGGGAAAGTTGTGTAACCTTTCCGGTTTTAAGAAGATCGATTGCTTCAGGGGCGGTGAAGGCACGTACCCAGCCGCCTGGCGTGGGCCTTTCATCGTCAAGGAAAACTTTCACGTTAAACTCAGAGAATGTGTTTAGTCGTTGTTTCTACAAAATCCGTACTTCCGTCTCTGTCGCAATTGTGCTCTTTCTTAAGCTGGTCCTCGTACTTGAGAGCGTCTTTGGCACAGCGAAAAAGCTTTAAGGTTGAGACGTCATCTCCTGATCCTAAATACTCTTCAGACCAGCTGCGAAATACGCAATGTAGGGGCTGTTGAGCTTCCAGCTTAAGGCACTCGATCTCTAGTTTTGCAAGCTCCAGGTCCTCCTCAAGAGTTTTGAGTCTGCGGTACTCGCACCATTCTAAGTGGTTTTCAAGGTTGCCGTATATTGACGGGACGGAAACTTTTCAATAGGAACAGCAGTTGTACGGGTTTCCCTTGCCAATCCGCTCCGTCGGATAGTCGCTGTAGTACTTCATAACAGTCACTTCAGGGTTACAACATCGTGGTTCACAGCATTCCAGTGAGTCCACCAGGTTCCCTTGATTCGCTCACCTCTGCATCCCACAATCACGGGGAGGTCCCCCACCATTGCAACAACCGTTTCCACATCGAATACCTCGATTGTAGGTGCACAGGTGCCGGAGTTGACCCAGCGCATTCGCCCTGTAAACCGTGCGATTCTGCGGAAGCCGTGCGGTCCGGAAAGCTGAAACTCGCCGTCCTCAAGGCAAATGTCCTGGTCCGGGCGTTCACACACGTCCCACCATTGCCTCCGCTGTTTTGCGGGTGAGTCGCAAGGCTCTGCGGTGAACTGGGACCCGCCCAGGATGTGCGCGATTGGGGAGCGAGCGGCGGTGGCGTAGATCATCGGGGCTTTGCTTTCCATGAACTTACTATACCGTTTCTGCTGATCAGAAACAAGCCGGGAAACCGCCCTCGGTAGTTCGGGAAACCGCCCTGCCTTGTGTTTTTGTATGGCAGACGCGGGGTTAAATGTGACAGTCAACAATTGTGACTAAATCGGTGGGCGTAAGCTTGCTCAGAATTCCCTCAACGGTTTCTGCCCAAACACCTTTTTCTTTCTCGTCGGAGACACACCCAAACAATCCCATTTCTCCACGCTCGTGCCAGGTTCCTTGGTAGATGACTGCAAAAGTTGTCAACGCGGCGTTCCGTGCGTCTTCGACATAGGTGTCATGGTCAGTTAGAAACTGGTCCTTTCTGTCCCAAAATTGCTCACGAGTCAAAGCTTTAACGGCATTTTGACCGTCGTAAAACTCTCGCGCATCGTCAAGGGAGTCGAATCGGTTTCGAACAGACCCCCAACTCTCCCAAGGTTCCGGTGCTACCTTTCGAGCACGAATCCAACGCTCAGAGGCTTCTTCTCCGGCGTCATGGCGCATTCCCTCAATGTCTATGTCGCCGAAAAGTGCCGCGTCTGCCCTACCAACCGAGGCAGGTTGTGTCATTAGCCCTGGTTCACCGACGCTCCCCTTTGCACCGGGCTTTAGCTTAAGGAAGCCAGTCCATCGCCCGCCAACTTGGTACCAGTCCCACTTTGCGTTCGGATTGGTTCTCCTCACAGCTTTCACTAACTGACCGCCTTGAACAAGGACCCAGCCGTACTTGTGGTCCCCCTCCGTCTCAACTTCAGATAAGTCCCCAACAACCCTATTTTCGAGACCCTCGTACTCAAGAGCTTCCTGCAAAGTTTCCGTCTTACCGTCTACACCCGCTATTGTTAAGCGGCTGAGGACATCCTCTGTGGTGTCAACATCCTGGACATATTCATCGTCTACTCCTGTGCACTCAAACTCGTGGTACGGTGCAAGTTGGGCCTCGGGGTCGGGGCCAATAACCATAACTGTGAAATGACTCATTGCTGTTTAATGTGTTGCTTTGGGTTTTGTTAATCTGAACTTTTTCTGTGCTAAACCGTCGGGATACTCTGCTGAGCTAGAAAGTTGCGAAGTGGATCAAACGAGAGACAACATCGTCTGAGGTGTGACCGTCCCATTTAGGCGCTCTTTCTAGTTTCTTCGCACCTGTGGCCACCGCTGTAGCCCAGAGCCTCTCTGGAAGGTGGTACGTTACTGTGCCGCCTGCGCGAGGTAAGTCGATGCCGCAAATGAACATACCTTCGAAGAAAGTTCCATCATCGTGCCAACGGCTGAGCCAGGAGCAGTAAGGCAGGCAACGCATCAGGGCAAGGAACAGGCTGTGCCTGTGCTCGTAAAGTTCGTCAAAGGTGTGGTAACCGTCTGAGACTTCGCCCAGTTTATCTTCGTTCATTGGTCTTAGCATCTATGAAACTGTGGAGTAAGTGTAGAGTTTGTGACAACTCGTGAAAGTCCATTTTGGAAAATTGCTCTCGTAGCTCTTCTTCTCGCCCCTGACAATCCTCGCAGTCATACTCAGCTTCCAGTACACCAAGTTCAACTGGACAGTCAGGGTCAAAGTACTTGCAGCCACATTTGCGACAGCAGTGTGTTGTATGGACGCTACTTTGGGTATCTCTCATGTTTTATCAGGATGTACTCAGGCCTGTTTGCATAAACCTATTATAGCGCTTTCCTCTCGGGAAAACAAGTCGGGAAACCGTTCGGTTTGGGCGGTTAACCGCCCTAGCCTATCAGAAACCCTCCGTCTGCGTTTCTCGCAGGGAGACCCCAACGGGAAAGATTGGAACGCCGTCCTTGCTCAGTTCTTGATACCTGACGGTAAGGTACTTTGTTGTAGATAGGATCTCCTCTCGCCTATTGTATAGGTCTCTGCGGTAATCCATGTCGCCTTCAGGAACTACCGTGAACGTTTCCGTGGTGGTGGCACGGCACTCGAAAATTGCAGCACCTTTGAACCTGCCTCCGCCTTCCACAATATCGAGAACCTCAAACTCGCCGTCAACGAAATCTTTCACTTTCTGGAGTTGGTTGTTGCGGTGGCCAATGTCGTAACCTTCCAAGTCAAAGCGAACCATGGAACCCTCGAATCTGAGGCGAACGAAATGTTCGTGGTAGGCCATTACTTCGGCAGCGTTGCCCACCGTCTTCGTAGGTGTGACTTTCACATGCTCTTTGTCAAGGACAAGAATGTTTCTCAACAAGCTAAACCTTTCCGAGAATGTCTTAGAGGGGTCAACAATGTCGTATACCCAGTATACGAGAGTGGGGGACAACTCTGGTCGAAACTTTTTGATAGCCGTCATTGTTTTTTGCAGCAGAAGGTTTCCCGGCAGAATGAGTTCTCCGTCTAGAATCACACCGTCAGGTAATAGCCCAATCTCATCTTTGATGTGAGCAATGCACTCTGGAATGATTTCTTTGCCGCCGCGAGACCACCCCCCCATTATTGTCAAGTAGCATCCGTTGTCCGTTCAGTTTAGGTTGAACGAAAGCAGGCCAGATAACCTTGTGTCCTTTTTCCGAGAACTTGTGAGCCAACATGGGCAGTGGGAGAACCTTTGACTTTTTTCCAGTCTCCGAGTAACCTTTATCTGCTTGCTTTTTAAAGTCACGTTCGATTTCAAGGTAAACTTGAGTCTCGGAGGAGGTCTCGTTAGACCTGCCTATATTCTTGCCGCAAACGTAGTAAGGATCACTAAACTGAATCACTGAGGAAGAGCTATCGTTATTGGTTTGCCAGTACGACGACTGTGTGAACCACTGCCCCCGGTCATCACAAAGAACGTGACCTTGCCAAAACTTGACCTTGCCGATGCGAGTTGTTGACTGTAGGACAGGGGTGCTATAAACTATGTTCATTTCTTTTTTCAGTTAATATTTAGTGCCAAGGGGGTACAGCTGAGGGCAAGTTGTTTCAAGGGGAGTTCACAATTTTTTAACCCCTAACTCTGCCTTTTCTAAACCCCTCAGGTATGTCTGAATCTTTAGGTACCATCCTACTACCTTCTTTAGTGTCATCCGTTATCCACATTTTCCCAAAATTAGGGTTCTCTTCCCCCGAATTAAAGGTTCTCCCCCTAAAGAAACCAACGGGCACCTCATCACCCTGGTTAATTTTTCTGTTACCCTCCGGAGTTCCATCTGTTACCCACATGGTACCGTACTGAGAGTTTCTTTCCCCTGAGCTGTCCTGTGATCTTTTTCCCCTGAAGACAGGGTCTTTCCACTGCTCCAGCATTTGTTCTCTAGCAGCAGAGGAAATTCTTTCCCGGAATCCCGGGTCTTCCCACCTATTTTTAGTCATTTCTGACATTAAGATAGACATTCTTTCCCAGTGTTCGGAGTTATCCTTCAGAGTTTCCAGGGTATTTCTCCATCTTTCCATGTGTCCGTTGTTCTGTCTGTGGTAAGCCATCTTTCTTCTGAACTCTGGATCCTTCCACTGATCTATCATTTGGGATCGAACTTGCTCTGATTTCTTAGTCCTATACTTCTGATCCTTCCACATCTGCTGCAATAAACATGGGTGCATAAAACCCCCTCGGCTCCTATTAAGAGCTAAGGGATTAAGCCAGTTCTCTTCTATCAGCTTGTCTTCATAGCTTAGAGCCTCCCACATCCCCTCATCAGAATAGTCAAACTCTTTTAGTATCTCTTTCTTAGGGGTGTAAAGTTCCCAAAGATCTCTACAGGTTATAGGGGAACCCATATAAAGTTCATCATAAATTTTTTCTTTATGCCACCCATGATAAAAATTCGGAACTTCCTCAAATGTTATTCTGTACACATATACTCTTGGTTGCATTTTATGTAATTAGCTCTATATTACTTACCCTGCCTAGGTGGAGACAATTAGTATCTCAGATGTTTGCCACACACTCTTGCCAGAACTTTCCTCTCCCTGTGCGAGTGGTAGACTGAAGGACAGGAGTGCTGTGTACGATGGTCATGGTTTGGAACTTTGGGGTTTCGGGGGGAGTTTTGATACGGGAATCTGAGCAAGCACACAGCGAGTGTTCGATACCCATGCGTGGCGGTTATTGGCGTTGAAGACAAAAAACTCGCCTTGGCTCACCGTGAGCGACCCGTGAGAGGTTATTAGCTCAGGTTTAGGTCGTTGATAAGAACCGTTCGAAGTCATACCCTTGTGCTGACAGATGTGGCTTGGGAAGTCAGAGTACAAAAGCCAACACAGTACATTTCCGAGTCCGGGGTCCGTGTGCAACCCAATTGACCCTACAATCGGTAAAATCGACCCTGAGCCGTATAACTCTGACCTCCGTGGCTTAAACCCCGAAAGAGCAGCACGCTTTTTTAGCATTTCTCCTATGCTATCGTACACTCCTTTTAAAGGAACGACGTTATCCAGGCTGCCAGTGTCAGTCTGCTGAAGTTCTTTGATCATGTGCCTCACTACAACGTCGTTGTCGAGGTGAATGGACCCAAGAAGTACTGGCCTCATCATTCGTCCTCGTTAAGTTCGAAGTAATCGTCAAGTTCCCTTATTAACTCCAGAGGAAGTCTTCCCTCCACTCTGTCAGCTAGCCATACCGACAGAAGAAGATACTTAGCCTTTTGCAGATCTTGAATCTCCTCTAGCCAGCGTGAGAAACGAGTTGATGTTCGGGGATTTTTCATTGGTTCGGGGTTGTTCACCTTCCATACTAACTATACCGCTTTCTTATCGGAAAGGCAAGGGGGTAAACCGCCCTTTTAAAAGCGGTTCGCAAGGACCTCACTGAGCCATCGTAGCATCGAGGCGAAGGCCATCGCGGAAGATTGCTTCTTGAGTGTGCTGAGGCAGCATACCGAGCAAGCGAAGAGAGTGCAGGGTGTTTGCACGGAACATTTTGTTCAGCTCTTCGCGCACCCTTTCGACGGAAACTTTCGAAAGCATCTCAGCAGCGAATTCGGAGATGATGGCATTCCAGGTTTCGGCCTCGATATCAAAACCTTTGGTTACATGAAAGCGAATTCCACGCATCACACGGAGGCCATCCTCAGCGATTCTCTTCGTAGGGTCACCCACAAAGCGCAGCAGACCTGCGTTCAAGTCATCCTCACCCCCGAACAGGTCTATCAGGGTGCCGTCCACGCCTCGGGCGAGAGCGTTTACAGAAAAGTCCCTCCTCGCCAAATCATCTTCCAGTGAACCAGGGGCGACCCAGTCTGGCCGCCTGCCATCGCTGTAAGGGCCGTCTCGGCGGGCTAGAACGAAATCAGCGACAACGGTGCGGGCTCCCAGTTCATGGCCCTTCGGGACCCGCGCCCGAATAGTCAGGAACTCACGGCGAGACTCGAAGATTTGAAAGCCTTGTTCGGCAAGCTGGGCTTCCAGCGCCAGGAAGGCACTATCTGCCGTGAAGAAAGCACCTTCGGGAGCAACGACGGAAAAGTCAACGTCCTTGCTTGAAAGGCCAAGGAGAGAATCTCGGACGCAACCGCCGACTTCGTAGAACTGAAAGGTGGTCATTGGGTCGGAGGTCAATGAAGTAACTATACCGTTTCTGCACCGCAGAAACAAGGGGGAAACCGCCCCGGAGCAAAGGGGTTAACCGGTCTAAGCTGTGACGCACAGGTATAACGAAGAAAGATGGAGAAATGTGCGGTCGTTTCCCACTAACTTTGCGGAGGTTTCCCCGGTATGCGGGTTAGGGGCAACGGAACTAGCTTCTCCTACGGGTTTCATCGTCCTCGACTTCCCTGACCTACGCCACAACGTCTTGCCTACGACTTCTTTCTCAGGGTTTTCTAAGTCGAGGACACTCACCATGTTTGGTGGTAGCTCTGTCTTCCTTGTCTTCCTTGGCCTTACTACCCCGTTCCCTTTGTTGAAGTTGCAACCCGCACACATTGGTTGCTTATTTTCGAGTTCCTCACCGCCACCAAGGGATTTGGGGATAATATGATCAACAGTGATTGGGTACAGGTCATCAGTGTAAATATCCCAATGATGGCCACTCCTACCTTCACCTTTAATAAGTCGGGTTCCTGTTTTACTACACTGAACGCAAGTCGTGCCTTTATGGTAAAAAACAGTTAGACGGGGGTGATGTTTAAACTCGGTCAAGTGGTCAAGGGGGCGCTCTTCAAGAATCCTGTACTGAAAGACTTTGGTGGTTTCAGTCATTGGGAGCCAAGGGTGAGAGGTCGGGTGGCTGTGATTAGTTTAACTTAGCTGCCGAGCAAAAACAAGCCGGGAAACCGCCCCGAAAGGAGCTACTTACCGGCCTACCTCGGAGGAGCCACCATCCAAAGCTTTCTGGAACTTTAGGTCTTCGGCTCTCCTGAACAAAGCATCTACACAGCTCCACAAGTCTTTCTGTGAAACCCCGTGGGAAAGCAGTCGCTCTAACCCAACCGCTAAAACCTCAGATGTTGGTAAGGGCCTACCTGAAGCCTTGCGGGAGTGTATCAGCCCTGCAATGTCTCGGCAAGCTTCGTTGCAAGCCGCTTCGATGGCTTCGGTGTTCATGCGGGAAGGGGGAATGGGAATGGCGATTGGGTCGTGGGTCCTTCAAACCCGAGAAAAACCAGGTGGACCGTAACTTGAAGGTCATCTGTGTCCGTGTAGAAATCGTTTATCTCCCAAACTACTTTGCTCACTGTGTACGCAGCCGTAAACGGCACCCCCCCTTTTAGAGCAGGCAACTCAATCGTTTCTCCCACACGAGGGACTACGGACGAAACGCAGGATTTCCTCTGAAGTTTGACCGATGACTCGGTGCGAAAGTTGATCTTCATTTTTGGAGTGAGTGAGCTGATTCGCTGTATTTACTATAGCGTGGTTTAGCAGCAGGGGGCAAGGCGGGAAACCGCCCTGGTGAAAGGTGTCACCCCCTTGCCGCCCCACCAGCGAAAGATTAACTTCTGCCTCAAGCCCCTTGTAGGGCTCTCTTGCCGCGTACCATGTGACTCTCTCCCTTTGAACATCACAAGGGCACCATCACTAGCTTCCAGGCGAACCCTATCTCCCGCCTCTGGAACAGATGTGTCATTCTTCAAGTCCAGGTGAAGTGTAAAGAAAGGCCCAATAAGGGTAGCCATTGCTCACATTGCACCCTTGAATAACTTCGCAAAGAACCAGTGCGGGACTGTCGAAGTAATCTCTCAGAAAGCGTTCAATTCGTGCGGGATCGCGATGAGACCAGTTATGCCCTTGATTTTTGAAGTGTCTCTTGCAAAGCTCGTCGTGCCTTTTGCGATCCCAACTCAGAAGTCGGTCGGAGTAGACGGCATTTTTAGGCTCTACACGATTCTTCCATATCGTGAAAGGGTCGTAGCTGTACGGGTGAGACTGCGGAGTTTTCACTACGGGTGCTCCTTCCGGGTGTTTCAGCGTGTAGCAGCCGAATTCTCTGTCGTGGGACCAAGCAACCATTTTGGTGGGGTGAAGGTTCTTATAATGCAACTATACCGCTTTCCTTACGGAAAGGCAAGGGGGTAAACCCTTCGGCTAGGGCGGTTACCCGTGTTCACCAAGCGGGCCAACTCTGGCTTATACTGGGATAACTAAGCGTAGAAGTAAACTTCGGCGTCGCTCCTTTCAACAAGCTGCTTTATGTTGTCCTGCTGAAGTTTTGCAACCAAGCTGCTGTGCTTTTTCCTTCCTTCCTTGTCCGTAGCTAACCCCAAGAGAGCCTTTACACCGTTATTCAACGTTAGGCGAAGCCTAAGTCCCGATTCTACTTCGTCCGACCCCTTACAAAACGTGATTTTACGAGAACCTTTTGCAGTGCCACTCAACTTTGGAGTGTACCCCTGTTTCAGCATTCGGACCGCAGGGTGATTGCTCACAGGAAAAATGTACAACTTTCGCTTGCTGGATTCTGTTATTACACACTGCATACTTCGGTTGGGTCCAACAAGGTGTTCTGACAGAAAATTAGAAAGGTTGTCCGAGGTCCATTCATCCAAAAGTTCCCGTGAGGTGTCCGAGAAAAGGCTCCGTGCAGTTTTCACAACTGCGGTATTGGCTTCGTTTGGCACAACCTTGCAGGAAAGTTCGTGAACATTTCTGAGAAAGTTTTTAACTTTGTCTGAGTCGCTTTTTCCTAAACGTGTTGTATTGATCCAGTCAAAAGACCCTTTTCCCAAACAAGACTTGTGTTTGGCACTGTAGGAAACCCCTCTATCCTCCCAGTCGGCCTTGTGTCGAGTGCCCCCGAGTCGTGTAGTTTCCTCGCTCAGGATATTCAGCTTTTGCATTACTCGTATGGTCTCAAGTTCGTTCAACACACCGGAGTAGTGTGTGGAGCCATCGGTTCTAAACATTGTTTGAATAGTTGTTTGGTTTATTGGCACCCTTCTGCTACAAGAGACGACACGTGTGACCTCACGAGTCAGAGCACGCTGAAGCTTGCGCCAGGGTGAGTCTGGATTGGAAGGCGCAATTGCCCTCGTCAGTCAGAAACTTTGTTTGTACGACGAGTACTCTGTGCGAGCCTCTTGTACATTTGTAAGCGAAACTTGCTCGTAGGTTGCGCCAAGCGCACCTACCGCACTAGTTTAGCCAAATTCGGGAGGTTAAACGGTTAATACGGTGTATAACCCTGGAATTTCCGCCGAAGCCGAAATCCACTGTTCCACCTTTTTCTCGTCTATGGCAATCGGGAGCAACTTCTTTCTAAGGTTCCTGCCGGTTAGTTTCCCGTAGTAGGGTGTTCCTGGAATAGCACGCCAGTCTGGGTTGTCCTCGGCAACGGCAGTCCACACGTCCCACCTCAGGCACCCACTCCCACTCTCACACTTTTGTGTATTTGTGAGAAGGTGGCTATAGAAGTAGTGCACAGGGTGAAACTTTTTTGCCCATTTGTACACGATATCAACGTCATTGAGGCGAAGGGCTTCAGCCTGGTCAATTGTACCCACATACCTCATTATGTAAGGACCGTAATAGTCGCTGAGGTGCGTTACGAGAACGTGCGGAGTTTCCCTAGTCGTCATACGCCATCTCTCTGCTTCGTCCCTATCTTCCATTTCGCGGAGGAACTCGTCGAGGTCGCCCCCGATGAAACGTTCATCTAGCATTCTCGTCTCTTAGATTAGGAAGGGGGCGAGGGTGTGGCTTTCCACAGTGAAGGCATGTTGTACCACTCGGCCAGCCCCTCAGGGGGACGTAACCAACCTCGGATAGCAGGAAGTGCCACTCCTGGACTCCGATGAGGCATAGAAAGGTCACTAAGGGAGCACGAATGGCGCAACGAATAAACTGAAGTATGTTCATGGTTTTAGGCCAAGGGTTAGTTAATTTGGGGTGATATTCTTGTTTTCAACTTGACTAAGACAAACGGCGTCAGCCACTCGACTACACCTTCTTCGCGAAGGAACTTATTAAAATCACTCCCAATAAAGTGTTTGTCAATCACTGGCGTTCCATAGTGCCAGAGTCAGATTCCATACTTCAATCTCCATTTTCGCCAGCTTTCGCTGCGCATAAGACGACGACCGCGCCGAATCTGCGCAGCGACGGAAGTTCGTTCCTTCGGGTCTCGATGCAGCTGTTCTGTGTCTGTGCATACTTGGTAGCCGAGTAGCTGGCCAGTGGAACAATCAGTATAGTATAGGGCCCAGAAAGTAAAGCCGTTCTCACATCGCTTTCTACAACAGTCGAAGTGAATCATGGCTTTTCAACGGGACGGTCATGATTGTGTGGTGTCAGAAGTGGATTGGTTGCTGACCTTGTTGGGTTTTGTCCCATGGCAAGGTACAGTTAGGGGTGATTTAAGAATATTTGCCAATCAAGTAACTAACTATGAATGTCCCAAAGCAAACCAAAGCGTTAAACGGATCAGTGAAAGCCAAATAAACAACCACCGCAGCCCATACTACTACAAGCAAGTTGGCTACAGTAGCGTGAGCTACTCTTTTTGGAGTGATGTGGGGATTGGAAGGGTCAAAGCCGAAGAAGTTTTTCATGGTTGTGCGTAGTGGGGGTTGGAATGGTTGCCGCTGGCGCAGGCGTTGCTCAAGCAACGGTGATCTGCTGCGAAAGAAAATCCGCGATTATGTGCTTTAGGTTAGATCACCTGAAGTATTTTTTCTTGGTGGTGTACAGGCGAGGGTGACCGAAGCCCGTTGTGTGGAGAAACTGCCGGGATCCTTCCAGGATGTACCGTGCATGATTAACATCTATGCCAAGCCTAGTTGCTACATCGTTTGCACTCAGCCAGTCACCGTTTATCTGATAGAACAGCTCAGCTATACTCCACACTAGGGTTTCATCCGTTGGTAATTTCTCCCTCTTCTCTCGTCGAAGTGTCTCTTCTTCCCTAAGGATTTCTGTCAAAGACGCAAGAAGACTGTCACGAGTGCGTTCCTGAGCGTTTACCCCAGGAACCTCTTCAACCCAACCGATCCACCATGGACCTTTCTGTTGAATCACCGCTGTAGCACCAGGTTGAATCTCAACTTTTTCTTGGTCGGTACTTTGCTGCTTAGCAACAAAGTCGTAATACAAGTTCACAGCATTCGCGAGAACTTCTGCTTTGCTTTGGCCGGTACGTGCCGCAAGTTCGTTGACGGTGGCGACAAAACTGTCTTCGGCAGGGTCATAGGATGGTGCATCGTCTTCCATGGGGTGCGTCATTTAAGACTACAAAGGTGTGAAGGTAGAGATGTGCACTTTACCCGGATCGGATCCCAAATGCTGCGTTATGTCGGTTCGTACGAGACCAAACCCAGCCTCGGGGTCGAATTTGTCGGTGATGTAGAACCCCTGAAAGTAGTTTTGGACTCCGTCAGCTTTTAGTTCAAATCCAGAATAAAAGAAAGTACGTTTGACGGCCATCGCCGGAAGATTAGTGTTGATGTCAGCGGTGCTCATGAGTGTCTAGTTGAGTGGTGGTTTAGGGAGCTAGGAATACTCGCCTTGTGGGACAAAAAGAGTTCTCAAGTCGAATAAGACGCCAGGCTTTTCTGCAACAGCTGCGGCTATTCTCTTGGTTAGCGGATTGATTGCAACTTCAGAACAAGTTCCAAAATGGTATAGTTTTTTGTGCTTTCGATTGGAGTTTGGTTTGGGTGAACGCTTCCAGATTGGCTTTCCCACTAATAGGCTCAAGTCCTCCAGAAGAGAACATTTAGAGAACCCTGCAGGTACCCAGTCAGTGCGGCTGTACGGCTTATCCCCGTTCCCTTTGTTGAAGTTGCAACCCGCACACATTGGTTGCTTATTGTCTAGTTCCTCACCACCACCACGAGACACGGGAACAATGTGATCAACAGTAAGAGGATAAAGATCGTCTGTGTAAATGTCCCAATGTTGTCCGCCTCTACCTTCTCCTCTAATGAGGCGTGTCCCTGTTCTACTACACTGAACACACGTTGTGCCCTTGTGATAAAAAACAGTTAAACGGGGGTGGTGTTTAAATTCCGTCAAGTGGTCAATAGGGCGTTCTTCTAGAATCCTATACTGAAAGACTTTGGTAGTTTCAATCATTAGGAACTAAGAGTGAAGGGTGCTGAGGTAGTTTAAGGGATCAGGGCTGTTCGTCTCGCACAGACGGGGAAAGTTAGGAAACCTCCCAGAGTTTACGTGATCGTGACACCTTGCCGTACTCATCCGAAAGAGTCTTACGTGACGCCTCTGACATGATGCCAATTTTCTTCGGAACTTTCATCCACTGCCCCTCAGCATCGTGCTGAACGTTCGTGTCAAGCAAGCACAACTCGACCTTGCGGCCTAACGCTGCGTGCCTCTGGGCAAACTCGTGGAAATTACCCGATTCGTAGCACCTCTCTGTAGCTATTAGGGTTCCGCTGAACAAATTGCGGCTGATGCCAGTTTTTAGTTCTTTCGCTTCCTCTGCACTCACCTGAAAGTGAGTCTCAATATAAAGGTATTCCTCAGGGACGCAGTCTGTGCTGTACTCAACTTCGATCTTTTTGCGGTATGGCTCGTTTGTTGTGCCGTAGTACCATCCAAGCTTGTTTTGGGCGTTAAAAAGGTAACGTAAAGCCGCAATGTGCCCGCCATTGAGTGAAGCTTTCTGGGCGGTCATCCAATCCGTGGCAATGCCTAAACCGTCTTTGTCAATGCTTTCGATTGCGAGAATTGGAGTACCTGCTTCAAAGGTTTCAATCCCGTAGTTAAGAGTGCGAACAAGTCGGGGATTTCTAGCGGTGAGGTGAAATTCGTACTTCATGGTGCGGTGAAAAAGGTCTCGAGAAGGAAGGTTACTAAGGCCCCGACGATCAGGGTGATTAGGGTTGTATTTCGGTCTTTCTCCTTCATGGCCTGGCTCTAGGAGGGTAACGCCAGGACACAACACCGACCAAGGGCTCGCGAGAAGGGCTCCAAAACTGGCGCCATTCCCCCCTACCGTTAATATAGGCCGATAAAACGTAACTGGACTTCCTCGCAAAGCGGCGAGGGTTGACAACCTCGCCCACTCTCACCTGAACTTCCTCAAAAGGCTCGGGCTTGCTCTTGGCTGGGCTAGCCCACACGGGCTCTTTACAGGTGTCCATGCTCACCACTCAACGGCAATGATGGTGTAGGCGGATCCGGCGCATGGTCTGCCCACACGCTTGTTGAGCATGTCGCGGCGAAAGCGTGCTGCGCTTGACATGTTAGCGAAGCGCATCGTTTCTTGAACCTCAAGGTTTCCGTAAAAGTGAAGAACCTTGGCGAGTGTGGCGATCATGGGAGCGGTGTTTTCCATGCACTTACTATACCGCTTTTCCTTCGGAAAGCCAAGCCGGTAAACCGCCCGTGGCGGTTCGGTTAACCGCCTTTCCCTCAACTTGCTTCTCTGAGGGCACTCGGTCATATAAAGGAATTATGCGATACAGGGGGAGGAATACTTGGCTGGTGCCCCGGAAGGTACGGGGATCAGGTCTGCACGTCATACACTGGACGATCGCAGGGCGAGTTCGAGGCGCTTGCGTGCTTTAGGGCATGTTACGCCAGGCAGGGATGCCTGAGCGGCAAAGCGAACGTCATCCGCCGTGCCAGTTGCGAGTGCTTGAGAGAGCTTCACACGTTTGTTCAACGGGCCGAGGAACCAGAGAGCGTTGTAACTCGCTGCTTTTAGGGTGTCTCTCTTCGGGGCATTCACTGGAGTCCCTTTCATTCTGCTTCCATCCAAGCATCGCAGGCTGACTCAAAGAGTTCATCGTCAGACATTCCGATCGGGTCTTCTAACAAGTAAGCAACGCGGTCCTCTGCAGCACCACGACGATCATACATTGCCGAGACTGCGGCCCACTCGTCCACGCGGGCCATTATTTCAAAGAAGCTTTGGTCGTTTTCCATACATTTACTATACCGTTTTCCTGCCGAAAAGGCAAGGCGGGAGACCGTCCTAGTCGGGGCGGTTAACCTCCTAGCTTCTCCAGCCACTTTTGAGCAACAGTTTCATCACCCTCCAGCCACTCGATGAATCTTCCACCTGGACCGTACCCGTCAATAACATGTAAGTCCCCAGTCTGGCTTCGAAGGGTGATGGAGTACCCTGCGTCCTCCACAAGAACCGAAACACCTTCTTTTTCGTAGAAGTCGGCAGAGGAGAGTCGTGGGACGTAATTCTCCGTCCTTCGCACAAGGTTTATCAGCTTGTCAATTGTTTCCATGGTTGGTTTCTCGGTGGTGCTGAACGGGCGAGACTTTTCCTTGAAAGAGAAAAGTTCAGGGACTCACTCGTCGGTAGCTTCGTAAAACCCGTCTTCGTGGCCCTCACGCCATCCTTCCTGAAAACCGTCTCTGTTGCTCTTTTTGAACAGCTCTCGCAGCTCTTTTTGCGCCTGTTCTGGAATGGAGTGGATCTGGAAGATTGCACGGAGCTCTTGATCGTGAGACATGGCCGTTCGGTTCACTGAATATAGTATAGCGTGTTTTAGCGAAGGGAGCAAGGCGGGTAACCGCCCCGCTCGCCGCATTGGCTTCAGGCCGAGGTACTAAGAAAGAGAAAGCATTCGCTCAAGGGGTTGCAAAGCTTTCAGTCTCAGTCCCTCTTCAAGGTTGATCTCTGGCGTCAAGTCCCGCAGACAATTCCGCACTTTTTCCAGGGTATTTAATTTCATCCATGGGCAGTCGTTGCAGCTACAGCCGTCTCGTCCAGGAACCTGCAGAAACACCTTGTTCGGCGCAACCTGCTTCATTTTGTGAATGATACCTGGTTCCGTCAGGACAATGAAGGACTCCGCCGTACTTTCCTGCACTCTGCGGAGCAAAGCACTCGTAGAACCCGCAAAATCCGACAAATTCAACAGTGCCTCTTCGCATTCAGGGTGGGCAATGACCTCGCTCTCGGGGTGTTCAACCCAAAGGTTCATTAAGGCTTCTTCGCTGAAAGCCTCGTGAACCTGGCAGCTTCCATCCCAAAGAGTGAGCTCGCGATCAGTCTGCTCGGCGACCCACCGCCCCAGGTTTTTGTCTGGTGCAAACAAAATAGGTCGATTTTTCGGGACCTGTTCAACAAGGCGCACGGCATTGCTGCTGGTGCAGATCAGGTCGCTCTGAGCCTTGATTGCTGCTGAGCAGTTTATGTAGCTAATTACGTAGTGGTCCGGGTGTTCCGCACGAAACTTTGCGAAGTCATCCGGTAAACAGGCATCAGCCAGGCTGCACCCTGCGTTGATGTCCGGAAGTAAAACGGTTTTTAACGGATTGAGAATTTTGGCGGTCTCGGCCATGAAGTGAACTCCGCAGAAAACAATCGCGTCTGCGTTTGTTCCCGCAGCTTGGCGAGCCAGCTCAAGGGAGTCCCCAACAAAGTCGGCAATTTGCTGAATTTCAGAAACCTGGTAGTAGTGGGCCAGGATTACAGCGTTGCGCTGCTCTTTCAGCTTGAGAATTTCTTCAACTATGCTCATTGAGCTTCTCCAGTGCTTTGTTTGCTTGTCTGAGGATCCTTTAGTGGGTATCCTGAGGAAATCTTTCAGGTCAACCCTTAGGCTCCAGAGTAACCTCAAACCCAGAAAAGTCCCTCTGCGAAGGGAAACGGTCCTCGTAGTATCCTACAGGGCTTGAGTACAAAGGGAGAATACTCGTAACTTTCTGCCCCGGAAACTGAATCTCCAGAGAAGAAGTCACGGCCTCTTTGACAGAGGCAAGGTCGAGTTCAACTTTTGCAAAGTGCTTGATTTTTGTCATCGGTCCCAGGGCGTAAGATTTGAAGGCTTCAGGACAAGGTCCACACCTTCGAAAGTGGTTCCAGAAATCTCACGTCTCATGTCAGTTTGAGTGGATACTTTGAATGAGATGGAATCTGCTACGAAGTTTGGGAAGGACCGCAAAACCTCTTGATTAATCAGTGCTTCTATCTGAGCTTTCGTAAGATTCACTCTTACAGGGGAGTTGCTGAAAATGGTGCTCATTGTGTTGCTTCGGGGTTGCTTCGGGGTTGAAATGACTTAAGTTGGCAGTTCAGGTGCATGGTTGTTCGTAGCGGGTGAGAAGTTCTCCACGGGAGCACTTGCTCTCACCCAAATACCGAAAAGTTTCGTCGTGGGCAAGGAACCACTCAGTTGTGTCGTCGTCGTCGCTCTTGGCCAGTAGTAGGTCCTTTCCAAACCCTACATAGTAATTGTGGTTGTACATACTAATTTGCTCAATCCGGTTATGCTCAAACTGCGTCATTTGCAGTCCGTTAGGGTACTTTTCTTCGTAGAGCATGGCTGAAAAGGTGAGTGAACTAAGTATAGCGCCTTTCTCAGGGAAAGACAAGCGGGAAACCGCCCTTACCGCGTCGTATTGCTCAGTCTTCGTCTTCGTCGTCTTCGTCGCCGTACCAGTCTTCGTCCAAGTAATCCTCCTCGTCATCTTGCAGAGGATCGGTATCAATGTGTATGTGACCGAAGGTGACAACGCCGTCTACTCTGCAGCATTCAGCGTCCGAAAGTGGTTGGTCGAACGTGTGAAGACACCCTAGCTCGATCAGATTCTCCTCCCGAATATCCTCAACGCGGATTGCCCCGAGTGTGCCAGAGTCTACACCGTATGTGTTACCAAACTGGTCCTTGAACTCGCCGTCTCCGTGAGCTGTACTGAAGATGAAAAGCTCTCGGCCATCCTTGAGCACGATTCCTCCTTCGCGTTCTTCACCGATACAGGGGGAGGTGAGGTTACAAACCTCGTCCCATGCGCTGCCATGAATAACGTATCCAAGGTCTCCAATGTAGTAGGTTTCGGAAGGTTTCATGGTGGTAACAGTCCTAGAGTGGGTTTGGGTGGGAAAGTTCAGCAATCTTCGTTGTCTCGGTCGCCTTCGTCCTCAGAGCTTAGCAGCTCGTTTTCAAGGTACGAGGTGAAAGGGTCATCGAGAGTGTTGTCGGGGGCAGGTGAAAGGTTTTCCATTTTCTCAAGAGTTGGTTGATTGTTAACTAGAGAGTGAAATCGGTGAACTCAACGATGAAGGTACCAGTCGACCTCGCGTGTTCCGTTGCAGATTTCCGAATGGTATTCGTAAAACATGTCAACAACTTGGTTGACTGGATCTACTTCCAGAGTGACATCGTCGCGAGCGATAACGAGTACTTCCTTGTAAAGGGTGTCGAAAGCATCCTTATCGCCGTCGTAGCCGGCGAAGCACTCGTCGTTGAGCATTTCGCCATGAAGCTGAATGGTGGCGGCGAGGGCAACGGCTTCAGGAGTTTGCATCGGGTTGGGAGCGGTGTTTTCCACCCCTTTACTATACCGTTTTACCTGAGCGAAACAAGGGTGTAAACCGCCCACTTCGGGGGCGGTTATCCGTCTTCTTAAACTACAACATAACCGAGACGAGACAGAAGAGTGCCTACAGCACGCTCGAAGTCTTCACAGGAAAACCCCTCATACCAGTCATTACCACCGTGTTCATAATACAGGGAAGACACTTCCTCACGACTCACATGGAGAGCAGGTTGTTTGAGGGCCTTATCAGCCTCTCTCACCGACTCTCTAGCGTAACCGGGGTAGAGACACGTCTCTTTATGCAGCTCGTCAGCGAGTCTGGAGCACAGATCGCGGAAATTAGGTTGTTGGACGTTTTTCATTGTGTTAAGACGAGTTTCTTAGGGACTTTTCCACCCCTTACTATAACGTTTCTTCGACGCAGAAACTAGCCGGTAAACCATCCCAGAGCAAGCGGTTACCCGCCCATAGGGGACAACACGCTTAGTTCTCGTTGTGGAGGAGCTCACTGACTCTTTCTTCAAGGGGAGAAGGGGGGCTCGGGTAGCCGACTTCGTCCGCTATCGTCCTTCTCATAAACTGAAGCTCAGTTAGAAGCTCGGCGCACAAGGACCGAAAGTCAGGTTGTTCGTTTCTTGTCGCGATTGGTGAAAACTCAACCACCCACACAAACGGGTTAGCGTCCCACGATTCCTTGCCGTGGAGGGACACCCAACGCTCACGATAGGCGTTGCGATATAGGGAACACAGATCCCACTTATCCGCCACAGGTCTAAAGTCTTCAATCACGCCTTCGGCAGCAGCATCAACCTCGGTGAAGCCCTGTAGCACTCCCACCCTTACAGAGGAAACTTCGAGGGTTAAACGGCTAGCCCACCGGGGCATGGAAGATGCGGGTCGCCAACCCTTTCGAGCTGGCCAGCCGTACGGATCAGGGCTGTCTTTGAACCACGTGCACTCACACCACCTATCACTTGTAACGGGGCCTCGAATCACTTGGGGAGCATTACTCATATCAATCGGGCATTCAGCCTCCATCCATTCTTCTTGCACCCATAGTCGATCCCCCGGCTTTCCGAGTGGACAGGGTACAAGAGGGTAGACTGGGCCTGACCGGGGTTTAAACCACATTCCTGTGGCGTCCGTTTCGTGCATCTCCCACCCACCCGCACAGTCAGGTTGCGGGTCTACCGCAATCCGCATCTGTGTCTTTAGGCCAGCCTGTGTGGCTCTAACCATGTCGAGAGTGAACTGAACGGGTGTTTCTTTAGGGGTTACCATCGGAATGTGTGCAAGGAGTTGTTGTTGGGGGTTACAAGGGGGTCTTAAGCGATAAGTCCTCAGTTAGTGGTAGATTCTACCCCGTAATGTAGCGCTTCTCATGGTTGTCCCAAAAGCATACCCCTGAACTAGGCTTAGGGGGTGGGGCCAGGGGTCTAGGTATCTTGGCTACAATTGCGTTAATCTCCTTAACCACGCTGATTGGAAGTTCAACCACCCTGCAAGGATCACAGCCCAGGGTCAACTTAAGGTACTCGCGTGCTGCCTCGTTGTCGGCCTGTTCTTTTTCCCAGTCCTCCCTGCTAAGATAAGCATACAAACCAAAACCTGTCTCGTGCTCATACGGATACTTTTTAGTATGAAAGCTTCGGCCATCGAATTTAAACTTTTGTGGAGGTGCTGTGAAACTAACTATTTTCAGGTAGACATACCTCTTATCAATTTTCATAACTTTCGCTGTTTGAGTTATAGTCTTACTTTCTACACTCCAGGAATGCCCCCAAACAACGAATAGTTCGTCGCCCACGGAAACTTTTGAAAGGTTAGTCATGGAACCAAGAGAGTGGGATTGGGGAGGTTTCTTTCCACACCCTTACTTTAGTGTTTTCTCTTCGAGAGAGCAAGGGTGTAAACCGCCCGCTTCGGGGGCGGTTATCCGCCATCAGACAATGAAGGAGACTCATTGTTCTTGTCTTCTGCGGCGTCAAGCAAAGCTAAGGCTTTATTGAGTCCGGTATGCTTCTTCAGGTCCGCATAAGGGACAAACTCCATGCGGTACCCGACCGGATAATGCTCTTGGAACCTTTCGTGGCGGTCGGGTCGAGTACCCTCCAAGATCCCAAGGTCGTGGTACATGTAGGCTTCATTGCTGCAAGCGTGAGAGCCCAGAAAAGTGCCATCTTCAGACACTAGAACACCTTCGAGGAATCCGCTAGAGCCACCGTTGTTGAAACCAAAGATTACCGGTAGCTGGTCAAGATCTCTGAAGTCCGGGTTAAAGACTGCGACTTTGCGACCTTCCATTTCAAGGTTGTGCTGCGCAAGGTAGAGGGCAGCTGCGGCGGGAGTTGTCATTTTGCTGAGTTGTGAGTTTGCGAGTGACTTAACGAGTGACTTAACGAGTGACTCAAGTTACTTGGGGGATTCAAGTTGCTTTCGTATGGAAAGCATTGGGGCTGCAAAGGGGCACCAGTCCGGTGTAACCCAGCGAGTGTCGCCTATGCTGCGCCGTGTTTCAAACGAGGGATGCGTACAATAAACATCGGACCCGCTGTCGCTTTGGCAGCGGTATTGCTCGCTAGTCACGTATCGGCACCCGTAGCAATCTGCTGTTAAGTGGAGGTGGGGTCCTTCTCGTTTGGTTTCCATCTTACTGTTTGTTGAGTGGGCTTTCGGAGTAACTCACCAACTTCCCTGGTAGGAAGTGTCTTGGTGTCGCTGACGCTCTGCTCGGTCTTCAAGGAAATCTCGAAGGAAGGCTTCGTCTGAGTTTGCTTTGCTCGTTACCCCTCGGAAAAGTTCTCGGAGTTCTGCTCGTGCGGATGGGGCAATCTCGTAGCGGTTACAAATCTCATTTAGCTTCACGTATGTTACGTCTTTCACTGGCCCAACCCCTTGCTCTGTGACGGTTTACCGGCTTGTTTTCTCGAAGAGAAATTTGCAAGGATTGTCATTGTACCAATTCGCTGCTAATTTCGCTCCTCATCAAGGTTTGACGTTCAACGTCCATTTGAAGCAGATCCCAGATTATTACTCAGAGAAACTTTCGCAGTTCGAAGGTAGTGACCGGTGGTGTACCCCATTCGATCCTCCTCAGTTCCGATCACAAATGAAACTTTTGCAACGTTGTAGTCTCGGAACTTTTCGAGCATTGCTTCCTGGACAATATGCTCAACCTGCTCCTTTGAGAGCTCTACCGTAATATCAAAGGGTGTCTTTGAGTCGAAAGTCATAGTCGGATGGGATAAGTTGAAAGTTTTCAGGGCCAGGACTAGTACGGGGGAAGAAAGTGTTGCACTAGCGCAGTTTTGAACAACCGGGGGGACCTTACCTGGCGGCCTAACAACGTTGGGTCTAGCTTCAGTAAGTCAAGAACCGCGTCAGTAGGGTCCTCTCGTATCTGCGAACGACGGACCCCCAACGCATTAGAAACGTAGAACTGGTTCGGTTCGGAACCCTGTACGAGCCATATGTCGCACCCTCGTACCTCGGTGTAAACTAGGCCTTCGTGGTGGATCGTGTCTAGTGGGTTAATGTCGAGTCCGAGGATTTCCGCTGCAGGTAAGAAAGGGTTTTGCATAGGAGAGTTGAAGTGAACTGTAATCACTATACCGGTTTTCCTTCGAGAAACCAAGCCGGGAAACCGCCCTAGGGCACTACCAAGAAAACAGTGCCCCACCAGCCAGGTAGTAAGCTCTGAGGGATTCGTAGGACTGTTCACAGGAGAACCACGATCTGCTCCGAGTCCAGTTGCTATCGATCTCTACGAGAGCCTGTCGGAGTGCCCCCTTGGTGTAGCGAATGCTGAACCGAGTGCCGTCGGTGTCTCCGTAAGTTACAACAGCTACTTCTCCTTCCCTGACCCAGTTATAGGTGCTTGGTACAAAGGGATCACCGTAGACGGACCTGCCTGAATTGCCCATAGGTTTGCTGTGTGATTACTGAGGGTTTGCTGAGGTTTGCTGAGGTTTGCTGAGGGAACTTGTCAGTCAGGGTCAAGCAACCACCCTTCCGGAGTCAGGGTCTCGACCCAGATGGGCGGATTAGCTACCCAAGCGGGATAGTCCGACCAGAGAAGGTCCCGAAACCGGTGGGCCAGACGTCGGTTCAGAAACAGGCCAAGGATAGCGCGATCGGCGCCAACGCTGCTGCACACACGGTAGGGGAGAATGGTTGGTTCCATAATAGCCAAGGTCAAAGATAAGGAGGTTAGGCAGCCCTGAGCAAAAGGCGATCGGCACTCGTTCCAACTTGGAAGGCACCGTTCCAGAGGTAGGCTTCCCACTGGTACTCACCCTGCTCACTCTTGAACCCAGCATGTATTGACTCCGTGCCCCTGCGTTCGGCTGCTTGTTCTAGGCTCGCAAGAGTCGTGGCACCCATGAAATTCTTAAGATCCCTTAAGTTGCTGAACCACGTATCGTTGTACCTGAAGCCTATGAAACGGTATTTGACGACCCCGGATGTGTCGCCATGGTAACTGTATCCAGCGCGTACAATTTGACCTGCGGCCAAGTTGGCGATGGTTGGGCGGAGAGACTTTGTGGGTGGGGTCATTGGGGAGTGCCTTTCAACTCATTTAGTATACCGTTTCTGCACCGCAGAAACAAGGGGGTAAACCGAAGGTTTAGGGGTGGGAAACCGTCCCTGCCGTCTAATGGCTAGGCGAAGGGTGCAACCCGAGTAACTCCATGTCTTTATCGGATAGGTTTAACCGCTCCAGAAGCTCTTTCCTTTCGCTGTCTTGCCGGTCGAGTTCCTGCTGCCTGAGCGAAGCCTCTCTTAGGAGTAGGCTTTCATTCACCTGCCCGAAGGTTACCTCCCCGATGTCCATATTTGAGATGGTCAGGGAACACCTGTCCACAGTGTAGCGATCAGGGAAGTAAAAGTTTACGTCGTAGCGGGGGATTCGAACACCTCACAGGAACTAAGCTCAAATCGAACATCAAGCTCTTTGGCTTTACAAAGAATTGAAAGTAGTAGGGAAGCAGGGACTGTCATTGTGGGGTGCCTTTTAACTCACTTATTATACCGTTTCTGCCGAGCAGAAACAGGGGGGTGGAAACCGCCCCAAAGGTCTTCGTACGCTTGAATCATGTCGTACGGGTCGATTTGGAAGCGGCGTTTAAACGGTCACTAATTACACCAGCAATTTCGGGAGACGAGCAGTACCCGCCAGCCCACCAGATGGGGCCGAAAACTTGCACTTGAACGAACTGCCCTCGGGGGCGGTAGACCCGACCCTTAAACGGGACGACGGAGGACAGAAAGGGAACGTAGGGCAGGTTGATTTCCATGGAGGTTTAAGGCAGCAAACGTAAGGCCACGTCGATGTCGTCAATTTTCACTCTCATCGCCCAGTCCGGCTCGTTCGGGTCGTAGGCGTTGTCGAAAGCTCGGCGCAGTTCTTCCCGAGTGACAGTGATGGGGCCATCCTCGGTGAGCCAAGTGTGGTAACCGTTCCCGATGTCGGTATAGTCGAGCAGGTCAGTGACGGCAGAGTTGGTCAGTGCCGGTGATTCTTCCAGGGGTTGGGGCTCCTGTAGAGCTCTCAAGTGGTAGCGATTTGCGTAAATAACCCCTTGCCTCTCTGCATCGCTGCGCCAGTCGGACGCGGCTGCGAGCGAAGAGAAAGGGCCAATGTACGGCAGTCGTCTACCGTCAGAGTTGTCTGAGACCAGTATGTACTTGGAACCGGATGGTGCCCAGTCTAAACTAGCTAGTGCTTCTTCAATCATGGTAGTTGGAAATGGGTTCCAAGTAGAGTGTGTACTCGTCGGAACCTACACGAAAGATTCCATTGTAAAGGTAGGCCTCTCTAAGGGGCTCACCAGGGCCGACTCGAGAAAACTCAGCTTTAACCCCTGATCCCATACTGTAGAAACCCTCAAGTTGTTTCAGAGTGCGACAACCTTTGAAAGCTTTGAGTTGGGTTAGGGTGTCAAAGTTGAGCCCACCGGCATTAAATCCTTTAAATTTGGCCTTTTGTATTGAAAGTAGTTCACCGCGATACTTGTACCCGACGAGCAGGAGCTGGCCAGTACGGATACCGGAGACAGAAGTTTGCTTAGGTGGTTTGCTACTCCGTCCCTCTTCTGGAGAGTCCTCAATTGCATCCAGAAGGGTGTTAAAGTCTGGATTCAGAGCAAACTTCACCCAGGGAGATATGCCCTCAGGAAACTCGACAGGGCTGTGGCTTGTTGAAAACATGCGAGTTAAAGCGGTTGTGTCAAGAACTAAGGGCAGGGTGGCGGAGTGTTCCGCCTGACCAGCGAATGAGGGAGTTGCCCAGAACCCACCCGTTGCGAGCGGTGTAGGTTGGGGTTGAGGCGTCGTCGGCGGGAAGAGCTGCGAGCATTTGGTTGCGGACATCGTCGTTGTCGAGTGCGACGGTGAGCAGAGCCTTCTTTGTTTTCTTTGCCGAGTAGCCACCGAGAACCCTCTCCCCGTCGATAATCACCACGATTTCGTACTGGGTCGGACGGTTGTGAGTGTCGTCGTGGCTCAGTTTGTGGAGGGTGGTCACTGCCGGGGTCGGTTCGCTGTATTTATTATACCGTTTCTGATCAGCAGAAACAAGCCGGTAAACCGCCCCAGGGAGAACGGTAAACCGCCCCACACAAAACTCAATTTCGGGGTGAGGTTCGAGCAGGCCCCGCGCCAAGTGGCTCCCACAGTGCTTTCATGTGTTCCCACCTGGGAGTTAGGTAGGCGATAACAGCGGGCTCGTCAGCCCTACAAACTTCAATCTCAATCCACTCGTATAAGCCTCTGCGTTGCTGCATAATGAAGAGGAACAGTTTACCGTTGCGGTAGTTGTCGTCGCCCATGTGCGGGAATGGTGCTCCGTCGGAGTCCTCGTCGTGATCCTCTACCCAATCCCAGCGGAACACAAGGTTGTAGTCCATGTCGCTATCGCCTTCTTCAACCAGGAAGTCAGCTAAGGACTTGTACTCTCGGCTTCCCTCGGCGCCAGCAGGGGAATAGTAGTTACTTAAGTCACAGTAGTAGGGGTGATTGACTTCCCAAAGGTGTGAAACTGGTGTTACCTAAGTGTCGTTGGCTGGCATGGTGTTTAATGGGGATGGGTGGAGGGGTGGATGGTCAAGTTCACATTACTTACTTTAGGGTGTTTCACGGGGAAAGGTGAGACGGGGGATCCGCCTTAGATGGAACAACCGTTTAACGTGAAGATCGACCATTCACTTTTCTTAATTTCAGCCATAAGTTGGCTGTTGTTCAGGGATTCTAGTTCAGCACGCATTTCTCGACCCTCTTCCTCTGCGGCGTCTTCGGTGGAATAACTCTCAGTGTCAAACCAACACTCCATGAACTGATCAATCAAGGTCTGGCGTTGAGCTTTGTTGATGTAGGTGGTTGCCATTTTCAGAGTAAAGGGTCGGGTTAGAAATCGCGATTGAGCCAGTGCTGAACTGACTCGCTGTAACTACTATACCGTTTCTGCGGGGCAGAAACAAGGGGTAAACCGCCCCAGGGCAAACGGGAAACCGCCCTTAGACCACGACCCACTAATCCCTGGCGTGTCACCGACACTGGCGATCGGCACCGGGGGGGCCAGGTGTCATTCGGCCTCCAGAAGCGAGAGCTGCTGGCGCCTGACCTCATCGCACCAGACATCGTAGGCGTCGTCCCTGCCTGTCACGCAGCAAACGCGGCCACGGTCGCGGGGGTAGGCAGCGTCCAGAGCCAGCTGCAGTGTTTTGCGGTCCTCGGTGCCGACCCGCTGGATCACGGCGGTAATGATTGGGCGGCAGTGGTCGGCCAGGTGGGGTCAGGCATTGGCCTCTTGCTCGGCCAGCCAAGCCTCTACGACAGCGAGCGCTTGTGCCGACACCCGCTTATCGGTGGCGGGGTTCCAAGTGTGCTTGGCCCAGCCTCCTGGAGGCTGAATATACCAGTCTGGAAATCTGCGGAAAAAATAAAAAACCGCAGTTTCGTTAAGGGTCAATGAATACTGATTTGCTATCCGAAATAGCAGGTAGTAAGAGCATAGCTCGCGGCGCCATGCCTGAACGGTCAAGCTGACAGCGGGATCGCTGTAGACAGTTGTGACGACACAGCGCGGGCTTGGGTGCGTAAACAGTTCGGATGGTGTGGTCATGGTGGGGTCAGGCATCGTCAATCTCCACCATGGCGGGCCAGTTGGGCATCAGTGAGTCGTAGGCATTCTCAAGGGCCGAGCGGAGTTCGGATCGGGTGATGCGGATCACGGCAGCGTCGGTGTTCCATTCATGGAGATCGCCGCCAAGCCACGTGCTGGCCAGGATGTCGGCAACGGTGGGGATGGGCTGGGCCATGGTTGAGATGCAATGGGATTGGATGCCAAGCTCACGGCGCCTGGCGGGTTGGGGTTAGCCGAGGGTTGGGGTCAAAAGCTCCCAGGCAAATAATTCTTGCCACCTGTCAAAAACTGTTGTAGCAAATGGCCCTGATGTGCCAAAAACCTTCTGCACTCTTTCTTTTCTTCGTAAATCTTACGCCATTCATTTCGTAAAGCATTGCCTTTGTACAAAAACAGCGGTCTTTTGTCTCTGGATATTGCTGCTCTTTTTGCTTCTATTGCTTTGCCTAACGACACCATCAGCTCTTCTGCGGTCTTGCCTCGGCGCGTCCACATGTCCACTACAGTTTCAATGGTGGCATCGGCTGGTATGTAATCCCTGGCCCACCATTTGCACCAATCGGCATCGGTCGGGAGCCGATTGAAGGTCGTTGAGAAATGAAACTCTCTTACAACTGTTCCGTCTAGTCCCAATAACTGAGCGCGGCAATGACTAGAGTAAGGGTACTCTCCAGCCCAGAACTCCCGGTAGACGCAGTGATCAAAGTTAAACTCATGGGTCGGCTGGCCAGTGATGGCGGGAATAGTGGCAGGCATGGCGATTAAATCTGAGGGTGTCATTGGTGGTGGATTGCTGCCGGGGAGCCCCGGCGAGCCGTGGGTCAGGCCAGCGCGTAGGTGTAAGAGACGGCAACAATGCGTGGGTCGTGATCGAGCCAGAAGCTAACCCTGCCGTGCTTGTGGCCGGGGAGGTGGGTAACGCTTGCGGCGCGGTTTACAGTCAGGCGGCACACAGCGGTTTTGCTGACGACCTCCTTGCCGTCGTTGTAGCGAAGAATCTCAGTCATAATGTAGTCCCGCTCAAAGGTGGGAAGCAGGGCGTAAGGGGTGACGGCCATGGTTGGTGAAGTTCGCTGTAACTACTATACCGTTTCTGCCCTGCAGAAACAAGCCGGTAAACCGCCCCAGAGCGAGCGGTTAACCGCCCATCCAACCTTTTGACAAAGTTTCTACTAGATAAACTCGAAGAGGAAGTAATCAACGGAAATGCCGAGTCTTTCGCACTCTTGTGGGACATCGTCGGGCAGGGAATCCACCAGGGTCGAATAGGCGAATTTCTCCCACAGCAGGTAGAATTGTTCCTCAGTCATTGGTCTCAAGTTGCAGTATAGCCTCCATGCGGATGGGTTCTCAATCTTGGTTCTCAATGGGCAAGCACAGCCAGTAGCGATGCTGCTCGTTGTTGCGCTTCCACCTCTCCTCGGGGTTGATGTCCCAAGTGGTTCGAGCTTCCATTATCGGATAGTCACTCCCAGGGAACCCGTAACTTGTGAACATTTCCCCTTTGCTCGTGTTTCCGCCCAAGTAGTCCCCGTCTGGCGCACTATATGTGCTGAACGGCACAAGCTCAGGGTGGCGAGCACGAATGACCTCCCAGACTTCGGGGCTGGTTTCGACTGTATTGTAGTCCGACATTGGGAGTGGCGTTTGTATGCTATTACTATACCGTTTATGCGTCGCAGAAACAAAGGGTGGAAACCGTCCGTTTGCGAGGGTGAAGATAATGCTTCGCATTCTTCGAAAAATTTTTTTCAATGTTGAGGGGTGGGGGGGGTACCCCCCCTAACATTGACTTTACAGGTTACCCCGGCGTACCTGTCTAAACTAGTCGGCCATTTGGAAGCTGCCGAATAAGCGTGAAACTACTGGGAGTTTTAGCTGGAAAATTTTCAAAGTTGGGGGACCCACCCCACCCCACTCAGTGCCCGCAAGTTCTCAAGGGGGGTGGGTCCCCCTAGTTTACATAAAAATTTCGTGGAGAGGGCAGGGTAAAGTCATGTACAGGGAGAGTGTTGTGGGTTATGTGAAATGACCTTGGGGCAACACTCTTCCTCCCAAAACTTTTTCACTCAACTATGAACTTAATAGCGGCTAGACACACGGCGTCTCAAGCACTAACGAACGCTTTTTCACAATTTGAGTCCAGAATTAGTGAACTGGAAGCTGAAGTTAAAGACACCAAGGGCAAACTGGCTAAGGCAGAAAAGGCTTTATACTGTTGTGAAGATAAACTTAAAGAGACAAAAGAGGTAATTGTAAGTTTCGCCCACGAAGCTGGAATGTCAGTCAATGACTCTAGTCTCCACAACGCAACCTTGTTCCTTGGAAAATGCGCAAGGGAGCTATCTTCCCTTAAGGAAGATGCGGAAGCCCTGGGGTACGCGTCCCTTAAAAGCATGGTTAAGGCAGTCAAAATGACCACGAGTGACACAAGGGGCAGAAAGACTCGCGCATACTACGAAGATATACTTCCAAGGGAGCTTACAAGATTGCCTCTCGGTGTTCAACTGGCTAGCTCGGTCTCAGACTCGCGATACATCGAAAAACTTTTAATTGAAGGAGTGTACCCTGTATTTGAGCAGTATCTGGGGTCTGCTGCAGCTGACGTTGAACGTCTAACCCTATTGTGGAGCGAAATTAGCAGCGAAAGAGACATGGACACCGTTAAAAATTGGTGTCTCGAACGCACGGCGGGTGTGCGAGAGCAAACACCTCAGGACCTTGTTCCACTTAGTGAGCTGATTTCCGATAGTGTTGGTACGTCAGGAGCATACAACACTCAAGTCCGTAGAGACTTGTTGGCCTGGGTGAACGAGGGGAATGTTTGTGTGTCTCGCATGGAGCTTGAAAAAGACTGGGAGACCTTGACCAGCAACAGTATCGTACACAAGTTGGTGAAGAAGTACGCGGGTTGTCCCATGCACTCCAGTGTTTGTGAAGCTGCAAAGGCTCTTGGATACTTGTCTTCAAGCGGGGTTTGGTCGGAGGAAATTACGCTCGGCCAGTTAGCCGCCGCTTTAAGGGCAACAGACTCAGTGAAAGACACTGCAAAGTGGAACACAGACTTTGTGGATGCGGCTATAGAAGCCATCCAAAGCCGCACTGGGGGTAAAATCCAAATGAACCCGTTTACGAAGAGTGTGTCCACCGTAAACTAAAGTACAACCTTCCTTTAATCCTGTAAGGGGCGATTATGAACCTAGCTGATGACGACAATAAGGATTGGAAACAAACCACTTTTGACGGGAAAATCATAGACCGTGAAGACATTTGTGTTCTACTCGACCGCACATTCCGCTGCGGACACTCGACACAAGGCAGCCCATTAGAGTACTACGGGCCGATTCCTCGACTCGTTGACCCGCCTAAGCGAAAGAAACCGAGACCCGTGGGGGACTAGCCGTAGTACGGCTCCGTAGGTACAAACACCATTGGGAACCTTGACCCTTTTACTCTTGCGACGAACCCCTGGTACTTTTCAACCCATACCGGATCAGCGTAGCAAAGCTCTCCGAGCCGACTTGTCGGGTTGCCTGAAGAAGTAGCATCGAGTTCTTCGTTGGTTCTCTCAAGGAGCTTGGCTTCGTCGCTGTTTTCCTCAAATTCTCTGTGCGGGAAGTAGCGAGCGTACCAACTTAACCGGTCATTCAGGAACCCCGTCTCAGCAAGTTGGTTGTCGCACATGTCGTAAACTTGAGCGGTCTCGTAGCTAACGTAGCGAGGATCACCCGAATCACCAATCTGCACGGTGACGAAACAATCGCGCTGCCAGAGCCAGTCCGAACTTCCAACTGGCGCGTATATAGTGTACACGAAAAAGTCAGACAGGTCGTTTTCGAAGTTGCAAGTGTTTTCTCGTGCGACTTGTTCGTATTCGCAACCTTTCGTCAAGCTGAACAGTGCCTTAAGGTCAGCTTCAACCTCAGTTGAAGAGTCGCTTTCTTCCACGCATTCTTGAATCGAAGGGGGAAGAGACATTGGCTTCCCGAGCGAGCTCTCAATGTGCTTTCTCGTGTCCAGCATGCACATGAACCAGTGCTTTTTATCAAGGATTACGTTGATCATTGTTTGTAGTTTGGATGGTAAACTGAAAGGGAGAGCAACGCTCTCGCGCCTCTTGTCGAGTGCGACTACGGCCAACGTGGTATCCGTCGCAAAATGCACATTTGTACGCACTGAAGGTGCCACCGAGTCTCTTTTGCATCGAGTCGGCTGCGTTCAATGCTGAGCTTTTGCTATTGTACACGACTTTGGGCTTCCCACTCTTGAGCGAAATGTGAGAGTTTCGAGAGAAAAGACCCCATGCGACCCCGGTGACGAAAAAGTTTCTAAGTGCCCTTTGAAGGGGAAACTGGTCTAGAACTGCCCGGTATAAGTTGTACGGGCCCATTATCCGATTATAGCTGCGTTTCTGGCTGCGGCTAACGCTACAGGGTCGGAGGAACTGTTGCGCTCTCCGTTAAACCACTTGCAGCATACAAGGTGAAAGTCTGTGTGGTTTAGTGGAGTATAGCCGCCGAAGCCCCCACTTCGCCATTTAGGTTGGCTCCTGCAAAAGGGGCAATTCTCGTGCTCTACGCCGGGAATATCAAGCACGTGGTTGCCAAGTCCTCGGGGCAAGGGCATACCAGCCGGGATTTCCGCCCACTCAATCAGCCCCTTGGGAAGAATCACTCTGTAGCCATCCCAGTAGTCAAACTCAGGCGACAGCACATTCTTGAACCCTGCACCTCGAATACGCATCTCTGCTGTGAACACTATTGTAAACTTTTTGCTCTTATGAGCCATCCTCCAGATGCACAACCCTTCCTCGGGCTTGCGCTCTGCGTAGTTATGGAAGATTAGGCCCTTTACAAGTTCCTTTGTAGTAGGGGTTTGGGGCTGGGCGAGGGTCATTGGTTCGAGTGTCTCAACTGAATTAAGTATACGTTACTGCCGAGCAGAAACAAGGGTGGAAAACCGCCCTAACCAAGTCCCCCCTCTCCCAGATCGGTTCGAGGGGCAATACCTTCTTGCCTTCTTCTTGACTCGATAACAGAGTCAATTCGCTCTCTTTGGGTAGCAATTAAAACACTTGGAATGCTCAGCGAATGCGAGAATGCGAGAATGCCAAGGAACAGGTATATTCGTTCCAACCAGATACTTAGGGTGGGAGCAGCTTTTGACACCAGCACGGATACAAAAATAAGCCCGAGCGTAACAAGGTAAGACAGGAAGAGTACCTGGTGGCGAGCCCATCGTCTATTGAGACGTTCCCGGTACACTTCGGCGACCCTCCAGCTTCCCGGTGGGATCAGAAAAGGATCTCCGACCACCACAATCAGGATGGCAATTAAGTAGGCTAGAACGGAAAATGCTGTAAATAGCATATTCAGTGCGGTGTTGTTGCCGTGTATGAGTGGTTGAAGGTAGTACGCAACGACTCCTGACGTTACCGCCTTGGGGCGTGTCAAACCTAAAACTAGTTTGCTGAACGAAAACTTTCCAGACATTTGGCTACGGGGGTGTTTAACCTGAGAAGTGTGTGCTGATTTCGCTTAAGAGCTGCATGGGGCTACCCGACAGTAATCAGTCAGAGCCTTGCCTTAGAAAAGATTCGCGTTCCATGGCCAGAGCGTCTAGCTCAGACGCGATTAGGTTCAGGGCATTACGTACATGGCACTTGTATTCCATAGGAAAACCGTATAGTGAGCCGTATTCCACCGGTGAAGCCTCCTGGGCTGCAACACGGATGGCCTCAGCAAGGGCGCTAAAGCCGGAGTCAGCTTCAGGGTTGTGACGATGGCTAAACGCACTCACTACCTTTTGTGTTGCGGCTCTAACCTCTTGCAAAGAACGAAGGTTACCGTAGGGGTCAATCGTCATTTTCTCCTTGTCAAACCTTGAAGAACATTGTACATGACTAGAGTTGACACCACACCTGCAACGGCAACGGCGGACACGATAATCACTAACAAAATTGGAACTTCCATAGTAATCTCGAGGGTTAAGGGGCTTTAGTTGTTTAACCTAAGGGGTAGAAGTAATCAGCCAGCTTATTATGAAGGGAACACTCTTCCCAGAGCAAGGTGCCGTAGTCGTCGAAGCCCTTTTCACAGGCACGTTCGCTCTCATTTTCGAGTCGGTGCGCTTCGTTACGAAGAGCTTGTGCAACTCTGAGTGCGACTTCGGGGGTGATCTCATACTTTATCGTAGATTTGGTCATAAGTGAAAAGTTGTCAGGACTTTCCCTCTAAGTCGTCAGCAATCTCTGTCAAAGAGGTCGTACAGTTTGTGATCCCGCGTATAAACTCGGTTTTTGGTTTGTTATTGAAAATTCCAATTTCCCTCTCCCACTTGTCTGAAAGACGGTGTAGGGCAGCGGCCAACGCTGTGCGAAGGGTATCCTCGGGGATCTCAAACTGCTTAAGTGTGGATTCTGCGGCGTCGTACAGCTCTTGAGCGTTGGGACACAGTTTAGAGGTGTTCATGGCTGTTGGCCAAAGGTGGGTTAACTGACTCTACTATACCGCTTTCTGCCCAATAAAGCAAGGGCGGGAAACCGGCCCCAGCTCTCCAACTATGTACAATTTCACGGTAGGCGCACCATAGCTTAAAGCTTAACCTCCAACGTAGTCTACTCACACCCCTGAAACCCTTTACAGGTGCAAAGTTCGGGCGATCGTAGTAGTTCACTTCCGGGAAGCTTAAGTCCGAATCCACACTTATGCTGTACCCCCTCATGAAGGACTTTTGTGTTTGTGCTTCAAATAGTTTCACTGCTTTGTCGATTCCTTCGCAGTAGCACTCGAACACCGGTTGAGGATTGGACCGGTAGTAAACTTCTGACCCATCACCGTGCGGGGATCCGTACCAAAATTGGTATGTTTTCATGCAAGGTTGGCTCATTCCTCCAGGAATCGATCCGCCAGAGCAGCTGCAGCATCGTCTGCCCTTTTCGCTAGTTCCCTCAGTTCGAAGTCAAGAAGTGCATGAGGTCCACTCTCCCGGATAAGGTGGAGGTAAATTTCCGTAGCCAGGTCCATGTAACGTTCGTCGGTGAAGCTTGCCATTTTGCTTAGGGTGCAACAAAGGTTGGGGTGTTACCAGTGGATGAGCTACAAACGGGTCTTACAGGGGGCCTCAACGGTTCACTTGGTTAACAAGAACAACAATTAGCCAACCGACAAGGATAATTGTAACTAAACCTAGGGGGATAATAGTTGGCAGGAATACTTGCCACCAATGCCAGCTAATGTAGCCGGTTAGCTTTAGACCGATAAACAGAATCTGGAGCATTCCGGTGAATGAAATACCGCCAGAAGTGGAAGATGAAGATGAAGACATTTGTTTAGGGTGCGGATTGTTTAGGTGGGACAGGAGCCGTATCAGTGCCCCTCAAACTCAACAATGGGGTACAAAGTGCCACCGCAAAACCCATTAACAAAGGCAAACAGGAAAATGGCGTGTGGGAACATTAAGCTGCCGAGTGCCCCAATGCAGGGAGTGGCTAGAAGGTTGAAATAATTGAGTCTCATGGCCGAGTGGTTGTGTGTCTTTGCGAAGTTACTGCGGAGAGCTAACGCCGAAAAGGTGAAGACCAGAAAGCTCTTGATACCACCACGTAGATAACGAGCGTGGATGTAACACCGATGAGACCTAAAAAGGTCACAAGGTTTCCACTAAAGTCTAAAGTGTCAGGCATTGCAGGGAAGTTGGTTGGGGTAGCGTTGCGAAGCAGCCTAGAAACGATCAAGAACGAACTTAACCTCTTGTAAAGAGGTGGTGTTGGGGTCCACAAACTCAGCGTAGACGTAGTCTACAGGCAATTCCATCTCAGATGCAAACTCTTCGCAGAGTGCAAATTTAAGCTCGTCTTCCTTCTGAGCTTTATCCTCAAAGAGGTCAAGGGTGGACTTTTTCACAGTCGGTTGCGTAGACTGAAGTAACTATAGCGGTTATGCGCCGCAGAAACAAGCCGGGAAACCGCCCCAGAGAAAAGGGGAATCCACCCCTTGCCTCCAGGTCGCAGGAGCCAAGGGCTAGTGATCAGAGATCGTCGCAGCGGTTTCTCGATGCTTCACGCAGAGAAATCTCAGTCTCACACTCGTAAAGCCTTAACAAAACGTCCATGTTCAACTTAGCTATCGCCGTCGGGTTCAATCTTTCGGAAAATGATTCGTCCGGCGAACACCTCGATTCCGAGCGTGTCTCCTTCTGACCAACCAACTGCTTGAAGGATCTCTTCAGGGAAGTCAAGAACGAGGTTATCATTGTCATCGGAGGAAAGTTTCGTTGTAAGGTTATCATTATTATGCTCAAGCATTGTTTTCGATAATTTGAAGGTCCAACTTAGGGTTAATCATGAGGAGGTCATTTCTCATATTTTGTAGTTTGCTTCTGTACCGGGAAGTTGACGGCCACTCTGCATGTGTCTTCACTATCTGGTTTCCCTCGATTTCAACCAACTTTAGGACACCTGGTGGGAAGTTTCTTGGTGGAATCATTTTATGCCATGGCTGACGGACCAGGCCATCGCGGCTTGCAGGTCTACTGAAGCCGAGGGTTCGTGCAGCCAGCGCTCATTGGATGGTACTGCAGGCGATGCCCACTCGTGCAGAATTCCCTCTGCAGGCCGAATCTCAGCCTTTTCGACACCTTCGCCATTCTCATGCAGAGAGCGGGTTGCACTGGCCACTGTGAAGAACTTCTTGCCTTTCACGTTCCATCCGAAGCCATCCCACACTCGGCCATCAACACGAACAACCAGATACATAATAGTTCTCGAGTAGCTGGGACTAGCTTAGCGTTGCGACACGCCGGTAAAGGCTCACATTCCAAGGTAAGCTTGAAGGAGGTATTGGTCCGTAAGAACCGCGTCAGAGATGCCCTGAATGCGATTGGACAGTGCGACTAGGCGGGGGTCTCCATCGATTCCCTCAACAAACTCGAAGAAAAGGGCCAGGGTGGCGCTCAAGGACATTAAAAAGTCAAGGGAAAGTTCGGCCAGGAAGCGGCAGTCGTAGTTCTGCATTGAGATTCCAGGGCCGCTGAAGAGTGCGAAGTCAGGATTGTGCTGAAAGGCTCTTAGGCTCTCTACAAGGCCATCAGTTTGTTTTGAAAGGTCTGTGTAAATTCTCTCGAAAAGAAGGTGGCACTCGTAGAAGTTTGGCCCCCTTACGTTCCAGTGCGACATGCGACTTACAATTATCGCGTCATTAAGTGCCTTAAAGGTCTTATTTGCATATACCGTGAAATTTTCTTCCATTGTGTTCCAGTGACTCGACTAAGTTTTACCCCCTTTTCTGTGTGGTGGGAACGGTTCACACCCCCAGGAAATCAGTACTTAATTGTCCAGTCTCCCTTCGACCCCTTCATTATTTCAAAGTCAAACTTTTTGGGCTTTTCAGAGTCCGTGTTGTCAAAGAATTTACCGGAGAAGGACTTTCCGTCGGGGGACTGTAGGTAGCTGTTACTTGCGTTCGGGGGATTTCCGTCTTTGTCCGTAACATTTGACACACCGTCGAGGTAGACAGAGGAAATTACCTTTTTAAGGAAAAGCTCTATCTTGTTTGACATGTTGCCCGTTTCGGCAAAGCTGAGATCAAAGTCGAGTTCGCTGAAGCTGAGACCCTCGCCGCAAGAGTCGTGGAGAAGCTTTTCTGCCTGGACTTCAAGGATGCTGTCTTTCGCGGGCCAATCCGAATCCTGAGTGTAAATTAGACGCTCAACAACCTCGGAAAATTCCTCGTAGGTTTTCTCAGAGAGTGTGACACGGTTGAGTAGATTCAAGAGTGACACAGAACCGTCGGAGTAGTCGTGGGAGAGGCCCTCAACGTAGCTGTTCGGAATAGAAGCAAGGTCCCCCCTCGAAGCTTCCCACAGCATATCTGCTACTTTTCTTGCGTTATTCTCAAAGTTTTCGTCCCTTGCGAACGAGGGATTGCGGTCCATGGCCATTATCGGTTGAGTGATTCTTACAGATTATTTTACCCTTTGCCCCCCTTTTTTTTAGACACTCAAAGTGTACCAACCTTTATCCCACAGACTATCCAAGTCGGAGAATATCCGAGCATACTTCTTTCCGCACGCGTCAAGGCTGTACTTTGCTGCCGAAATCTCGTATATCCTCTTGCGGTCCAGGCTCCCTGCGCTTTGCAAAGCATTCACCCAATCTTGGAGAGTGTGACATCGAAACCCGGTAACACCCTCGATAACGGTCTCTGTGAAAGCACCGTAGTCGACGGAGACTAACGGAGTACCGCATAACATTCCTTCGACTCCGGAACCGCCAAACGGCTCTGTAAAAATAGTTGGCATTAAGCAGGCACGTGCGTTTCTCAGGAAAGTACTACGTTCTTTGCCCTTAAGTGGTCCTACGTACTCAATATTAGGGTGTTCCCAGGGTGTTGGGTCTCCTTGGCCAGCTAGGCGGATTTTCCACGGGCTGTAGTCTGCGAGTGCCTTGATTGTGTCAAGACCTTTCAAGGGGGTTATTCTTCCCAGGAACGCGAGATAGTCGCCGCTTTCGAATGAGGGTTCCCACTCGCTTGTGTCAAAATAATTGGGAATAACCCACTCGTAGTTCTCACCGTTTCGTCCCTCTTTCCCTTGGTGATAGTGCATCCAGGCGTATGATTCAAAGATTTTTTTCGTTCCAACCAGGGTTGTAGGGTAGCCAATACCGGTTTCAACGTGTGTGTTGGACGGGAACTCACTCAGTAGGGTCGAATGGGCGTGGCCGAAGGGGTGGCAGATAATGTCGCGGGGTTTTACACGGTCGTGAAGCGAGGGAATTAAACGAGACTCGAATAGTCGGTGACCCTCTGTTCCAATTGTGGCGTCGTCTCCGTGGAAGCTCCGGTTGTCGCGGTTGCCGTATAATCTGTCAAATTCATCTGCCGTTAGCATTGTCACATGCTCAGAGGCGTTCGCCTCAGAACCGTAGTTGGAATACTCAATAACATTGTAACCCTGTACCATCATCATTTTCGGAAAGCGCATAGCCTTTCCGGTGAACGCGCAGTGGCTATATTGTTGGGTGGGCAGGGTGTGAAAAATTCCGATGAGGTGGAGAGTTGGTTTCATTTTATTTATGGTGTTACCCCTATAGAACTAGTATAGCGTAAACCTGCGGACGTAAAGAATTTACGGGAGGGTAGGGTTTTATGCGCTTGTCGACCCCTGGACGATCGCCGCAATCTGGGCTCGGGTCAGATCAGAGGCGGGCTATTGCGGTAGGGATGACTGGAGGGCAAATTGGCTTGAAGCCCCCACTCGTGCGCGAGGTATCCTTCAATATTCAAAACATCTTGGAGAGTGGGCAGAAAAAGCGTAATTATCACCTCTGAAAGTTTCCCCCGCCAGCCCCGGTTGGTTTCGGCTCTGTCATTCCCTATCCACATTGTGCTTTTGTTGGCATTCATTGTAACCTTGTCCGCCCACAAAAATGGGGACGAAATCGTGGGCAGCGGGGTTGTAATGGGATCGTTGCCATTTAGGGAGACCTGACGCGCCCCAAACCACTGGTTTGAGACCTCCGTAAGAAAAAGATCATTATTCCCAGAGAACGGAAATGACAGTATTCCGCTGTAACCTGTAAACGGATTTGGGCCTTCCCACTGAGCAACACCAAAGCTTCTGACCGGGTTAAATGCTGCGCCCGTCCAGGTCATCCTATTGTTATTGATCGCGGCTCCCCAATTCATCGTGGGTCGATTATTGAGCCCGTTTGCAACATAGGTTGGTCGCTGCGTAGAAGTTGCAGTGACATGTCGCCCACCGCCGCTCTTGTCTCGCCAGTCGGTGACTGCGCTGGCGGTCACCGTTGTGTAAGTGGACGGGTCGGCGGCGGTGAGCCAAACCACAGACGTGCCAAACACCGTAGGGGTCCAGCGGGTACCGCCCCCGCTGGGGGGCCTTCTCCGTTGCACAGTAATCACTGGTCGCACCTCGCGGTTAGGTTTTCCATCGGCAGGGGTGATCCAAGGGGGTGGAAGACGTATTCCATCACTGCTCGATTGCATTAACCCAACCCGAAATGGTCTCCCCTGTTTCAGGGTTAACTCCGGCCATTTTGCTGAAAGGCCAGTCGTCTATGTTACCGGACTCTCCTGCTTCTTCAATTGTAGCGTATAATTGTGCAAGACGTGCGTCGTTATGAAAAGACGCTTGAAGCAACCTTTCATGACGTTCAATTAAGGATACGTAGTGATCCAAAAGATTATTGGCGGCCACCTGCTCTTTTGCGTAGTTTAGCTTTTCGGTGTAACCGTTCTCCTGAGGCCACAATTGAGCGTTGTTTTGATCAGCGTACCCCTTGGCCAGTGCCCTCAGCTCAGCTTTGCTGCGTCGCTTAAGCGTTCGGGTCTCTTCGTACGTCCCTTGAGGGTGGCCGACTGGCGGTTTCGGGGAAATAGGATTTAAAGCTCGACCGCTATTTTCACTGTCAACAAAACGCAACTCAGTGTCAAATGGCGCTGCAAAAAATGGAACTACCCTAAAAAACTCCTCATTAAAGTCATGAACCTCGCCTCTGAGGGTGGGCCAACGATTCCCGCTAGGGTTGTTGATTTGCCCATTGCTAACGTTCACAAATAAGGCAACGCTCTGGCCTTCATCTGGGCCGTCGGAGAAGTACTCGACGCCAGTCGTAGGATTGATAGTAGTGTTCATGAGATCAGGTGTAACGAATGGTTGCGGTGAAAATGTGACCGGACGACCCGGTGCCAATCTGAACTAGGTCGACGCCTAAAGTGTCCCCGGCGACGAGAGTTAAAGGCGGTGCAAGGGTGCCACTAACGTCTACGTATATGCCCGTGGTTGCAGGTAAAGATGCGTTAGCTGTGAGTAGGTTGGTTCGAGTACCACTGCGACGGGCGTAGAACATCGCCTGACTGCTGCCACTGGTTGATGGCGCGGTGGGATTAAGCTCCCAAAAAGCACCCGCCACAGTACAAGAACGTTGCACTGTCGTCTCAACATAGTTGGTAGCAGGGGTGGCGGTTTCGCCTTTGTTGCTGATAACAAACTTAAGGGTGTCGGTGAACTGCAGGGAACCAGCGTTGATTGAGAGGCTGCCTCCCAACGCGGCTCCAGCAGGTGAACCAGCGTTGTTGTAAATTACTTGACCCGTGGAACCGGCGATGGGGCCAGTTGCCCCCGTGGCTCCATTTGTCCCCGCCCCTGTTGCCCCAGTAGCCCCAGCTACTCCAATGCCTGTCGCCCCCGTGGCCCCCGTGACCCCGCCTATTCCCACCCCGGTTGCACCAACAGCCCCAGTTGCTCCAATCGTTCCTGCTACTCCCGTCGCCCCGGTTACTCCGGCTCCAGTTGCTCCAACAACCCCTGTTGCTCCAGTGGCCCCAGCTACTCCAACGCCTGTTGCTCCAGTGGCCCCTGCTACTTCAGCCCCTGTTGCACCAACAGCCCCTGTTGCTCCAGTGGCCCCAGCTACTCCAACGCCTGTTGCCCCAGTGACCCCTGCTACTCCAGCCCCTGTTGCACCAACAGCCCCTGTTGCTCCAGTGGCCCCAGCTACTCCAGCCCCTGTTGCACCAACAGCCCCTGTTGCTCCAGTGGCCCCAGCTACTCCAGCCCCGGTTGCACCAACAACCCCTGTTGCTCCAGTGGCCCCAGCTACTCCAACGCCTGTTGCTCCAGTGGCCCCAGCTACTCCAGCCCCGGTTGCTCCAACAGCCCCAGTTGCTCCAACAGCCCCAGTTGCTCCAATCGTTCCAGCTACCCCAGTTGCTCCTGTTGTTCCCGCTCCTGTTGCTCCAACAGCCCCTGTTGCTCCAGTGGCCCCTGCTACTCCAACGCCTGTTGCTCCAGTGACCCCTGCTACTCCAGCCCCTGTTGCACCAACAGCCCCTGTTGCTCCAGTGGCCCCAGCTACTCCAACGCCTGTTGCTCCAGTGGCCCCAGCTACTCCAGCCCCTGTTGCACCGACAGCCCCG